CAGAGAACTTATCATTTTTTATATCTTCCAGTGCAGATACTGTAGCAGCACCAGCACTAGCTAAACCTTCATTCAAAGCTGCAATTTGATAACCATAATTAGCAGCTATAGATTGATGTGTTTTGCCTACTGAGATACCACTTTGCCCTATAGCTCTTTGCTGACCTTCAGCTTGTAAAAGCTTTAACCGTTGCTCTTGAGCATTGAATGTACTTTCTGTATGTATTTCATCTAATTTTCTTTGTTCATCTCGTATTGCTTTATCAGCAACTCTAGCATTATAACCTGTTTGAGCTGCGTATAATTCATTAGACTTCTTATACTGAGCTTCTAAAGATGCTTGTTCCATATTTCTAATCATCAATTGTTGCTGATAATTAGACTGGTTCATAGCATCTCTATAGTCAGCTACATTCCTTTCATTCTTTCTTTTAAGAGCAGTCTCTTTAATAGCATATGCATGTTTAGCTTGCATCTGCTCTTTAGTCATATCGTACGCTTTGTTGTCGTACTCAAACTGTCTCTCAGTAGCTTCGTTCTGTAGGTTAGCTTGCTTCCTAGCAGCTGATGCTGACTTCTTACCACCAATGAAAGAACCAACAGCTCCTACAGCTGCAGCTACAGCGAATGGACCCCAGTGGCTTTCTACACCAGATTCAGCCATCACCTTCTCGTGTGGCTTCATCATCATCATTTCGTGTTCATTAGCTGGAACACCAAAATCATTCATCATCATATTTTAAAACCTCTTATAGAATCTTGGTGAATAATTACCTTCCCACATCATTGAATTTAAAGACACAGGGAATGGTGAATCATTAAATATCCTCAATTGGAAGTTATCTGATTTTTGATGTATTGGTATAGTAAACACTGATTGTTCACTTAATGCTATATCATTAGCTAAGTAAGCATCAGCCATCTGTGTAGGATTAAGGTTATACCATTCATCTAAATATATAACGATATCATCTGCACTATATACAAGTATATTATCAGTACCAGATGCAGGTATACTTGTTGATTTGAATATAATAAACTGTTTAACTATATCATAAGTACTAGAATCCTGAAGAACTCCTCCTATCTTAACTCTAAGTTTAGTGAGATCATTAGGTGTATAAGTTAAATCAAATGTAGTTGTACTTCCATCACCACTTAAAGTTTTTAGTTCACTAGAAGCAGCAGTTAAGGTAATCTTAGGTAATGTTCCTGTAGAATCTACAGTATAAGCATTACTTACTACATTGTTTATTTTAACTTTTATCTGCTCATCATCAATATATTTTAAATCAGATTGATCCCATTGATATACAGTAGTTGTACCATCAGCTATATACTCTCTTTTACCTTGTCTAGAACCTGTAGATTTAAGTTTAAATCCCATTACACCAGACAACCCTACAGCAAACTTCATTCTAGCTACAGTTAAAGTAGCAGTATAATCTGTTTTTCTTTGACCTTCATCAGTTCTAACATATGTCTTAGGTAATATAATATCTAAATCATATTTCCATCCGACTACTACATCATCTTCAACGTCCGTTAAATCTTTCCATTCTACTTTAAAGTAAGGATCTGTTAATGGATTACCTGAACCATCAGTAGTAACTACAGTTGGTGTTGTAGTAAATCCAGATTCAATAAACTGTCCAGTTGCAGTTGTACCTTTAATTATTATAACAGGAGTTAATCCCGGTACATTATTCCAAGGTATATAACATTTAGAGAATTTATTAGTAGCATCATAATCTACTTTATTATTCCCTGCTGCATTACTAGCTGAAGCATATAAATCCATACAAGGATTAATTCTACTACCATCATTATTAACAATAATAGCGTCAGATGGACTCTGACTTAAACTAGCTACACTTAATGTAAACTGACCACCTTGTTTAGTAACAGCAAACATCTCATCTGAATCAAGAGCTATGCCTTGTACATTACCCATCAGCTGCCAGTTATACCATGATTCCATTACATTATTTTTACCATCATTATGTGTCCGATAAAAATAAATCTTATTATCTGACTGACTAGACATAGCTAAGAATTGGTTCTGTGGACTCGCAATAAACGTATCTATTGTAGCTGGAACCCACTCATTTACAACTTTACCAATGTCTAATACTTGAGGGTTCTCGTCTTGACCACGTGTGACCATTCCGAATACTCTAGTATATGCTGGAGTTTTACTTATGAAATTAATATTAGTACCCATATCAATAGGATCTACATCTGTATCCATCTCATAGTTAGATATAGTTCTGATTGTAGTTGTAGAAGGTGTTAGAATTCCGTTACCAGAACCCATTAGGAATTGCTGACTCTTACTAAATAGGACTAAACCCTGTGTAGTAGGAATCACACCATGGAGTGCTGCTGGTCGAATTGATGAACAACTTAAATCTACTGGATCTGAATCAGTCTGTGTCTGAGCAGAGATAGCATAGAAGTTATAGAAATCCTGTGTCTGACTTAGAGCTACATTATCTTTAGATAATATTCCAAGTCTACTGTTATGGAAAAATGATTGTTGTATTTTCTGTCCAACAAAACTGGGTTGTGGATTAGTTATATTATCACCTACTTTTCTAGCTGTCCAAGTTATCTTTCTAAATGTAAATGCATTAGTACCTGTATTAATCAATTCATGTGGCATAGTTGTATCAACTAGACCTGTAGATACGGTTGGATCTACTGTTTCAGCCCAATAACCTCTACCTGATACACCGTCTTCTGCTACAAACTTAGCCCAATATGTATCAAATACTGAATCAGTATTAACAACTTTAACTGTTCTATCGTGTACAGAGTTGAAAGGTAATTGCGATACATTATCAACTACATCTTGAACTACATTTAATTTATCATTAGTTACTCCACCAGAAGCAGTAATTTTAAATCCAGTATTACCACTATTCCTTACTAAATGTAAAGAGTCATCATATTTTGTTACTACTAAATTAGTTACATTCAAACCGTTTATTCTAGATTCTAATTCAGTTAGTAGTTCACTATATGTTGCAGTAGCTGGTGAATCATACTCAGTTATAGTCTTAACATTACTACCATTTTCATCTTTAATTTGAACATTATACTTACCTACTGGACTACCACTTAATACTAATGCAGCCCTAGCTTTTGTGTTGTAAGTAGGAGCTGTTAAAGCTGTAACTGTATGTAAGTTATTGGTTATAATAGATGTATCTTGTACAGTTAGTATATCATAATTTGTACGTGTTCCAGTTAGGTATGCTTGTGCTCCTGAACCGTAAGTAATAGTACACGCTACCCCAGTAGTAGCATTCCATATATTTATATCCCCATTACCACTAGTAGGTTTAGGTTTAATACATCCTATATATTTCTCATCATTATCTCTATGTATATAGAACCACTTACAGTTATCATAAGTAGTTCCAGTACCTAAATTCTTTATCCATTTAAACCCCGGTCTTTTAGTAAGACCAAAGGTAGGATCAGGATAACCGTTTAAGCATTCTCTTACTTGATTTGCTAGTTTCTTATCATCAGATTGTCTCGAGACTCCCCCTAGATAATTTGGAACTCGTTGTGTTACTGCTGCCATTATCTTTTAAGTGCATGGAATGGTTGATAACCTTGATAGTAATTCTGTTGACCTTGGGGATGACCAAAGAATGTGTACTGACCTTGTTGTGTTTCATACTCTAAAGCTAAAGCTCTTGCGTATGCTTCTTGTTGTTGGAGCATCTGGTATTGACCACTATCTCCTACTATTCTCTGTGACACTAAAGTAGCAGCTCTAGCTGTTATAAAGTCTTGTATTGGTTGAGGTAAATCTACCCAATCATACTCTGTTATAGTATCACATTCTATAGTATCTTCTGTCCATTTGTCTGTATGATGTGCTTTATCATATAGTCTACCGTTTCTACGAACAGCATTATACTCCATATTAGCTGCATTTTCTGTTAGTTTTATCTGGATTATATTATTCGGTATGTTAATATAGTCGTCATCGTCTGGGGTGAATTCAACATGGTTCTCTTTATTGAAAGTCCAGCCTTCAGCTTGAACCTCTCTGTTCACCTGTAGCAACGTATCGTATACAATCGCAACGTCTGGGTTGGTAGTGTCCAACGTGGTTACAGGAGCCTGACCACATGACGACAGGATTTGATTTATGGCAGGTAATTCTTTTGTAGCGTTAGTGGTAGGGAAAGGCATGATTATAATTAGTAAATAAAAAAGGGAGCCGAAGCCCCCTTATATGTGCATAGATAATATATGTAAATATTAACCGTTTGCTGGG